AGATGGAAGCCGTCAAGCAGGCAGTCGCCGAAGCCATCGCTCCGATCATGGAGACGATGGACGGTCTGCGCGGCCGGATGGACGCCTTCGACGCCAAGTTCAAGGATGAGGACAAGGACGACGAGGACGACGAGGACAAAAAGAAGAAGACTGACGACGCTGATGGCGACGACGAGGATGAGGACGACGACAAGAAGAAAAAGAAGACCGACGACGCCCTCCCGGCCGAGCTGACCACGGACGCCGCCCTGCGGGATACCGCGGCACGCGCTGAGATCCTGTCGCCCGGCCTTCGCATGGCGACCGCCGACAGCCTCACCAACGACAAGGCGCGCGGGTCGGCCATCATCGCGCACAAGCGCGCTGCTCTCACCGCTTACTATCGCGACCACGCCGAGATGGCCCCTGTGCTGCTCGGCATGAAGACCGCCCCCGATTTCGGCGGCATGGCTCCAGCCTCCGTCCACCTCGCCTTCATGGGAGCCTCTGAGGTCGCCAAGGCCCAGAACAACAATCGCGTCACGAAGCGTGTCCTCGTGAGCGACAGCCAGTCGGAAGGTCGCCTCAGCCCGGCTGATCGCAACAAGGCCAACCGCGAGTTCTGGGCGTCGAAGGGCGCCTAACCTCAACCAGCCTCTGGACCGCAGTGATGCGGCCCGTCCCTTTGATGGAGCCTACTATGGTCGCCTACACCTACCGCCTTCCGGCCGGCATCCCCGGCACGGTGCACCGCATCGAGTCTGCGACGATCGAGCCGCAGGAGATCGACCCCACCAACCCGCCGGCTGCTTACGGTGTGCCGGTCAAGGTCATCTCGGGTCGTATGCAGCCATTGGCTGCGAGCGATGCTGTCGGCGTGATCTACGGCATCAACGTCCGCGACTTCCCGGGCGTCGCCAGCCAGGATCCGCTGGGCGTCTCGACCCCGCCGGTTCGTGGCGGCATGAGCGTGCTGAAGCGCGGCTACATCAACGTGCTGCTCGCGGGCGCCACTGCCGCGGTCAAGGGCGGCACCGTCTACGTGCGCGTCGCCACCCCCTCGTCCGGCAAGCCGATCGGCGGGTTCGAGGCGGCTGCGGACGGTGCCAACACCGTGGCGCTGCCGGCCAACTCGTACTTCATGGGTCCGGCCGACGCCTACGGCAACACCGAAATCGCTTACAACATCTGAGTTCAGGGAGACGCGGTCCTCGCGCAGCCCTTCGCCCTTAAAGCCACCTGGGCAGTGGCCTTGGCCCGCAGAGATTGCGCGCCCGTCCCCCTGATGGAGCCTTAAATGCTGACCTTCGACCAGTACACGATCGACTCGACCGGCAACTTCCTCATCGGCCAGCTTGAAAAGCTGGACCCGAAGCTGAACAAGCCGCTGATGACCTTCACGTGGTCGCGCGACATCGACCTGCGCGAGGACATCACGATCGCGAACGACACTGCGTCGTTCCTGCTCGCGGGCTACGCCGAGACCGGCGGCATGTCCCCCAACGGCATCTCCTGGATCAGCCAGGGCACTGATGCCATCTCTGGCGTCGCGGTCGATGTGGGCAAGACCCCTCAGCCGCTGCACCTCTGGGGCAAGGAACTGAAGTGGACGGTCGTCGATCTGGCGAAGTCGCAGGCCCTCGGTGAGGGCGTGGACGTCACCTACTACGACGTGATGCAGAAGGCCTACAATCAGAACGTCGATCAGGTCGTCTACACCGGCGATACCCTGAAGGGCTTCACCGGCCTCCTCAACAGCTCCTACGTCTCGAACGTCTCGAACGTCGTGGTGGCCGGCTCGCAGAGCCCGACCAGCCAGGCGGCCTCGACCAAGTGGCAGGACAAGACCCCCGTTCAGATCCTCGCGGACGTGAACGAGATCCTGAACTCGGCGTGGCAGGCTTCGGCGTGGTCGGTGTTCCCGAACAGGCTCCTGCTGCCGCCGGGCGCGATGTCCTACCTCACCGCCACCATCATCTCGGTCAACGGCCAGGCTGGCGGCATGTCGCTCCTGCGCTTCCTGCGCGAGAACAACATCGCCAACGAGCAGGGCGAGGATCTGCAGATCCTGCCGTGCAAGTGGCTGAACGGCCGCGGCACTGGCGGCACCGCTGGCGATCCGACCACCGTCAACCGGATGGTCGCCTACCACAAGTCGCCGGATTACGTCCGCTACCCGCTGACCGACCTTCAGCGCACGCCTCTGGAGTACCGCTCCATCTACCAGGCCGTGACCTACTACGGTCGCCTCGGCCAGATGGAGTTCATCTACCCCGAGACGTTCGCGTACCGCGACGGGATCTAAGCCGATGGCTACCCTGCACGTCGTCAAGCCGTTCAACCTGCTTCTTAGCCCTGAGGAACAGCAGGCGGCCGGTGTCTCCAAGCCCATGCTGAGCTTCGGCGTTGGCCGGCACGAGGACGTGCACGCGGTCGTTGCTGATCACCCTTACACGGCCTTGCACCTCGGCGACGAGAATGCGGCTGTGGCGGCTGCGAAGCCTGTGACCGGCAATGCCATGGCCGTGGACCTCGACGCCGCTGTGCGGCGCGCTGAGGCCGCGGAAAAGGCATTGGATGTCGAGAAGGCAGCTCACGCCAAGACACGAGCGAAGCTGGAGCAGTCCGGTGACGCCGATGGCGATGAAGCTGATCAGCCCACCGGCACCTTCACCATCCGCCGCAAGGGCCGCGGCTTGTTCGCCGTGTTCAAGGGCGACGAGCAACTGACCGACCCAATGCCGAAGGTCGATGCTGAGGCGCGTCGGCTCTCCGAACAGCAAGCCGACGACCTCGCCGCACAGGGCCGATGACCGTCACGCTCGCCAGCTTTCGTCAGGCCTTTCCGGAGTTCGCTCCTGAAAAATACCCAGACGCCACCGTCACCTACAATCTGGGCCTCTCGGCGCGGCTGCTGGATGAGGTGCGCTGGGGTGAGCTTTATGATGACGGCATCATGCTCCTGACGGCGCACAACCTCGCGCTTTCGCCCCCAGTCAGTGCATTCAGCGCGGCGGGCGGTTCTGTCGGGATTGGCGCTCCAACTGGCATTGTCGCCAGCAAATCGGTCGGCCCAGTTTCGAAGACCATCGACACGTCGGTCGGGCTTCAGGACGGCGCCGGGCTCTACGGGGCTACGAGCTATGGCCGGCGCTATTACCAGCTTCTGAACATGTTCGGGGCTGGCGGAATTCAGCTCTGATGCCCGTCGTCGTCGTCAAGAACGATCTTGGTCTCATAGCCAAGGGCGTGTTGGCTCTCACCAAAAGCCAGCTTCTGATCGGCATCCCCGCCGAGGGATCGGATCGCCGCCCTGAGAAGGGCGAGCCGCCACCGCCGTCAAATGCCGTGATTGCGTACCGGCTCGAAACTGGAGATCCCGAAAAAAATCTCCCCGCTCGACCGTTTCTCGTTCCTGGCGTTGAGAGCATCGCGGCGGAGGCTGGGGCTCGGCTGCGCAAGGCCGGCAAAGACGCGTTGTTCGGTGGCGGGGCGGCTGCGGTCGATAAAGCGTTCCACGCCATCGGCCTCATCGCTCAGAATGCGGTGCGCAATAGGATCACAGAAGGCCCCTTCGCGCCGCTCTCAAAGCGGACTTTGGCTGAGCGCAAAGCTCGGGGCCGAACGGGCGAGAAGCCATTGCTGGACACCGGGCAACTCCGGAACAGCGTTACGTACACGATCACGAAGAAGGGCGGCTGACGTGGCCCTCCTCAACGTCTCCGACGTCATCGACGACCCTGACTTCTGGTCCGAGGCCGTCCTGATCCAAGCGATCGTAGAGGTGAACAGCGTCGGTATCGCCAGCGCCTTGCAGACCGGTCAGCCGTTCACCGGCGTCATCTGGCCCGGCAACGGCCTCGGCCTCGTGCAGTCTGGCGAAGGCGACATGGTCGAGGGCGATCTGATGATCGTCACCCGCTACCCGATCGACATCGGCAAGCGCGAGATCGCGGCGGACGGCGTCATCTTCGCTGGGCTTCCCTACAAGATCACGAACGCCTCGCTCTGGCCCTTCGGCGATCAGTTCACGCAAGCCGTGTGCAAGCTCGCCACCCTGAACCCATCCCAGACGGGGCAGCAATCCAGTGACGGCTTCCTCGGGTAACACATCAGCGTCAGGCGGCCCGCTGGGTCCGACCTCGCTCCCGCCGCCGGACGACCTCGACCTCGACACCATCATCGGCACGCTTGTCGCAGGCGTGACCGGACTACCCGGCAACATGGTCCTCCCGCGCTGGCAGGAGACGCAGCCGCGGATACCCGATGTCGGCGAGACGTGGGTCGCAGTCGGCGTCACCGCCACGATGCCCGACGATACGCCTGTGCAGACCCACCACGGCGAAGGCGACGGCTACACCATCCTGCGCACGTTCTACCGCTTGGACGTGCTGGCGAGCTTCTACGGTCCTCGGGGCGACGCCTACGCCAAGCTGACCCGTGATGCCTTCTACGTCGGCCAGAACCGCGAGGCTATGCGCTCCTACGGCCTCAACCTCATCGGCTTCGACACCATCCGCCGCGTACCTGAGATCGCCGCCACGCAAGCCCGCCGTCGCTCTGATCTGCCCTTCCGGCTGACCCAGACGATCGAGCGCCGGTTCGAGATCCAGAACGTCCTTCAGGCTGACGGCACCATTCGGGCCGACGCCTCTCGGCTTCAGAACACGCCGTTCCTGTCGCCGCTTCCGCCGGCCTGACGCCGCGCACCAGCGCCCCAATCCACCGAAGCACTCACCAGGGACGCCGGACTTCGGCGGCATGCAATGGCTACTGGCCTCAACGTCGCTGACTTCGTCTCGGTCTCGGTCACGATCTCCGCGAAGGCCGCGCAGTATCGCAACTTCGGCGTCGGGCTCGTCCTCGGCTCGACCTCGGGCGTGATCGACACCGCTGAGCGGCTTCGGCTGTACACGTCGCTGGACGGCATCACGCAGGATTTCGGCACCACCGCGCCGGAATACCTCGCCGCTAAGGACTATTACAGCCAGTCGCCGCAGCCCTCGCTGCTCTACGTCGGCCGCTGGGCTCAGACGGCCACCAAAGGGCATATCCGCGGCGCCTCGCTGTCGCCGACGCAGCGCCTGCTGACGAACTTCACAAGCGTCACCACAGGCGCGCTGAGCATCAGCATTGACGGCACGGCCCGCAACATCACCGGCATCAACCTGTCGGGTGCGCTGAACCTCAACGGCGTCGCGCAGATCATTCAGACCGCCCTGGCCGCTGTCGTCCCGAACGCGGTGGTGAAGTGGGACGCCGTCTACAACCGCTTCGACATCGCGTCGGGCACGACCGGCACCGGTTCCTCGGTCGGTTATGCCACCACCGCTCCGAGCGGTACGGATCTTGGCCCGCTGCTGCATCTGACCAGCGTCGATGCCTCCGCACCCGTCGTCGGCATCGCGGCAGAGAGCCTCGTGTCGGCTGTGGCCACGCTCGCCGATACGTCCGGCGCTTGGTACTCGCTCCAAGTTGCCACCGCGACCCCGCCGGCCGATGCCGATCACCTCGCGGTTGCCGCCCTGATCGAGGGCCTGAGCACATCGCAGAGCCGCATCTACGGCGTGACGATCCAGAACGCCAACGCCATGGACGGCACGACCAGCGCGGATCTCGCATCCCTGCTGAAGCCGTATTCGCGCACCTTCGACCAGTTCAGCCGCAACGATCCCTACGCGGCCGAGAGCCTGTTCGGTCGTTTCGCCACCGTCGATTACAGCGGCAGCAACACCACCATCACGGGCGCCTACAAGCAGGAGCCCGGCGTCGCCCCCGAGGTGATCGCCGAGAGCCAGTTCGCGACGCTGAAGGCGAAGAACTGCAACGTCTTCGTCTCCGTCCAGAACGGCACGCAGATCATCTTCCCCGGCGTCATGGCCAACGGGGACTACATCGACGAGCGCATCGGCGCGGACTGGCTGCAGAACCGGATCCAGACCGACTGCTACAACCTGCTCTACACCACCGCCACGAAGGTCCCGCAGACCGACGCGGGCATGAACCTGATCAAGACGGTCATCGCCAACGCCTGCACCGTCGCAGTTCAGAACGGCTTCGTCGCCCCCGGCGTCTGGCTCGGCCCGAACGTCGGCACGCTGCGCACCTTCGATGTCCTGACCAGCGGCTTCTACGTCTTCGCCCCGCCCGTCTCGACTCAGTCGCAGGCCGATCGCGCCGCCCGCAAGTCCGTGCCGTTCCAGGTCTGCTGCAAGCTGGCCGGCGCCGTCCACGTCATCTCCATCAGCGTCCTTCTGGACCGCTAAGCCTGAGGACCAGATATGGCCGCGCCCATCGCCTACAGCTTTGCCGACATCGTCTGCTCGATCACCGGCCCCGGTGGGTCGTTCACGATCTCGGAGGCCGGTGTTGCCGATGAGGGCATCACCATCGCCATGACCGACGACAAGACCTCCATGGTCACGGGCGCGGACGGAAGCTGGATGCACAATTTGCATGCGGCCAAAGCCGGGCGCGTCACGATCCGGTTGCTCAAGAACAGCCCGCTCAACCGCGCGATGATGGACCTCTACAACTACCAGCAGACCTCCAGCGCCTACACAGGCCAGAACGTGCTGGTTCTGTCCAACCCCCAGTGGGGCGAAGATCACCAGTGCGTCGGCGGCGCGTTCGTGAAGCTGCCCGACAACGTCAACGCTAAGGACGGCGGCACGATGGAGTGGCCGATGAACTTCGGCGCCATCGACAGCAAGCTCGGCGACGGCAACCTGGCGCTGTGAGGCTGATCCGTGGCTGAGTTCGACATTAAGGGCGTCACCTACCGTTCCAACAAGATGGTGGGCCTGACGCAGATCCACGTGCTGCGCCGAGCCTCGCCGATCATCGCCCCGCTGTTCAAGGGCCTGCGCGGCGGCATGACGCCTGAGGTTGCGTCCGGCGTGATCGAAGGCCTCAGCGGCCTGGAAGACGAGAAGTTGAATTACATCCTCGACAAGACGCTCGGCGTTGTCGAGATGAAGCAGGACGGCCAGCGGTGGGCGCCAATCAAGGCGAGCAGCGGCTTGACGTTCATGTTTGAGGATATTCGAGACAACGGCCTTCTGATGCTGCGCATCAGCTCCGAAGTCCTGTACGATAACTACTACCCGCTTTTTCTCGAAGCCCCCTTACTTTTCAGCGGCGGGGGCAGCTTCCAACTGCCGAACTAGTCGCGATGCCCGATCAGGAGGAGTGGTATCTCCACCCGATCGAACTGGGCTACTACACCTACACCGACCTGAAGAACGGCAGCATCCTCGTCGAGGACATCGCCGAGATCAACGACATGATGCGGGTCAACGCCGAGAACCGTTGGCGGCTGAGGGAGCAGAGCTAGGCGTCAGGGTGTGCGTCCCTCGACCCGAGTGTTGCGCTCAATCTTCTCCAGCAAGCCGATGACCCGAGCGAACCCAAGCAGTGGCGCGCCAGCGAGGAAGAAGCCAGATCCGAGCGCGATGCCCAAAAGGGCGACGGTGACTTCCTGCTGCTGCAGTCCTGCGACGATGAGCAGGATGCCGGGCAGGATCGTCAGAAACCCAAAGATCTGAAGCGTAAGTTTCGCCATAGCCCTCACCTTGACGGCGAGTATGATGCGCGAAGCGCGGATTGGCGTCGAGTGGCACGGATGCTACTCAAGTCGAATGCCTAGCGCGAAGCGCCACCCTGATCGCCGATCAGCCGACGAGCTCGTCAGCGAACTGCGCGACGAGGCGATGGATCTGGAGCCCGATCTGAAGGGCATTCCAGCACACGAGACCATCTACGGCGAAGCCGCTCACACGCTTGAGGAATACGGCGCAGCGCTGAGCCAGATCGCAGCCGGCGCGGCAGATCCGAAGGCGGTCGCCGCCGAAGCGCTGTCCCTTGCCAAGCCCCTGCTGCCGATCGGCGACGAGCCCGATGCGCTCCGCGCTCTACTGAAGCCACGACGAACCTGACGCATCCGGCCGGGGAGGGCGGTGTATGTCCCTTCTCGGCGAGATCTCCTACGCGCTGATCCAACCCAGCGCCCGCGCCATCGGCATGATCTTCGCCGACGTGACGGTCGAGGAGAACCACCGGGACGAGGTCATCATCACGCAGCACCCGGTCGAGGGCGGCGGGGTGATCACGGACCACGCATACAAGCGCCCGGCCGAGGTCGAGATCCGCTGCGGCTTCTCCAACTCGTCGGCCGGCTATGTCGGCTACGTGCAGGAGCAGTATCGCGCGCTCCTGGCGCTGCAGCTCGCCCGTCAGCCGTTCAGCGTCTACACGGGCAAGCGTCGCTACCGGAACATGCTGATCCGCGGCATCTCGGTCGTCACGGATCCTCATTCCGAAAACGTCCTGATGGCGACCGTCGCCTTGCAGGAGATCATCATCGTCTCGACCCAGACCACGGGTGGGACGGCGACGGGCTCTAGCACGGCTGCAGCGGGCACCAGCGGCAACCAAGCCGATCCAGCGTCAACTGGTTCTGTGACGAATGCCGGGAACGTCGAAGCACAGGGCGTCGGTTCTCAGGCCTTCGCAGGAGCTTACAATGCTGGCAGCGCCAGCCCGGTCGGGCCAGGCGCCTACACCGTGGACGGGTCGCCTGCGACCGGGCAGGGATTTGGCCTCAATACGCCTGGCGCTGACCTGACACCTCAGACCCCGCAATTGAGCGGCATCAGCCCGCCGATGTCGATTACGCTTCCTGAGATTAGCGTCACGACCGCCCCGTCAGTCGGCGGCCTGCAGGGCGCTGGCCCCGATCAATACAACATGTTCGGCGGCGGTCCGTGAGTGCAATCACTGAAATCCCGCTGACCCCGTCGCGGGCGGCGATCTTCACGATCACGCTTGCCGGCGCGCTCTACAACATGCGTCTGACCTACGACATCGCGCAGGATAGCTGCTGGATCCTTGATATAGGCGACGCCAATCAGGTGCCGCTGGTCGCCGGCATCCCGCTCGTGACCGGCGTCGATCTGCTAGCGCAGTACGCCTACCTCGGGTTCGGTGGCGCGCTCGTCGTGACCACAGATCGCGGAGCCGGCGAGGTTCCGACCTTCGACGGCCTCGGCGTCACATCGCACCTCTATTTCATCGCCGATTGACCCATGGGCGAGCAGTACCTGCGGACCGTCTCGGTCGCGATCGAAAGCGGTAAGACCTTCACCTACACAGGCGATGACAACGGAGGCCAAGGCTTCCGCATCACGTTCGAGACCACCCAGAAGGACGCCAGCACGCCGAACGTCCTGCGGGTCGGGATCTTCAACCTCGCGGACAGCAGCACGCAACCCGCGTTCTTCGTCGGGAAAAACGTGACGCTAAGTGCCGGATATGTCGGCGGCCCGATCTACGTGCTGTTCAAGGGGCAGATCCGGCAGGCTCGCAACCTGCGGGCCGATGTGACCGACAAGGTGCTGGCGATCCTCGCTACGGACGGTAGCGAGCCCCGCAACTACGCCGTTGTGAACAAGACGCTGTCGGCCGGGCATACCTACTACGACCGGGTCATGGCGTGCTATGAGCCGATGAAAGCGCTCGGGGCCACACTCGGCTACATCGACAAGGACGCGCTGTCGAAGGTCAAATTTCCTCGTGGCTGCGCCCTGTTTGGCAACGCCAAGGACTGGCTTCGGCAGACCGCTGCCGCGACCAAAACCTCATGGTCGATCCAGAACGGCAAGCTGCAGATCCTCGCAAACGACAAGCCGCTTCCGGGTGGCGCCATCGTCCTAAACAGCAAAACCGGCCTCGTCGGGCTGCCCATCCAGACGATCCAGGGTATTGAGGGCGTCGCCCTGCTCAACGGCCAGATCGTGCCAGGTTGCACTGTCGCCATCGATCAGAAGTCAATCCAACAGGCCGAGTTCGACCCGAGCAACACCGGCGCACCTAACAACGCGCAGCTTGAGCGGTTCGGGATCTCGGCGGACGGCACCTACAAGGTGTTCTACGTCGGGCATCTCGGCGACACGCGCGGCGAGCCGTTCTTCACCAACTTCGTCGCGGTGGCGACTTCGGCCGGCTCCATTACGCCAGCCATGGCCGCGCGAGGCATAGGCACGCCGAATGGATAGCGTTCTCGCAGCCTTTCAAGTCGCCCTCGGGTTCGAGGTTAATCAAGGCTCGCTCAACACCGCCAAGAAGTCGGTCGCTGATTACGAGAAGGCTGTCCGCGAGGCTGAGCAGCGGATTGAGGATGCCCGCTGGGAAGGCGCCAAGACCGCCGACGAGATCGCCAAGCTGACGCGCGAGGCGAACCTCAAGGAGGCTCGTGCCGCGCTCGCCACCGCGCAGGAAAAGGAAAAGGCCGAGAAGGAGACGGCCCAGAAGCGGCAGGAGCGCAACAAGGAGTTCATGGCCGGCATGAGCCGCCTGGCCCTGGCTGCCACCGCCGCCGCGACTGCGATAAGCTACGCCGTCAACCGCGTCACGCAGGCCTTCGACAACCTCGGCTTTGTGTCCGCGCGAACCGGTGCCTCGGTGCAAAGCCTTAACTCGCTCGGCTACGCGTTCAAACAGGTGGGCGGCTCGTCTCAGCAGGCCGTTAGTGCCGTCGAGAAGTTCGCCCAAGCACTGCGCACGAACGATGGCTTGAAGAGCTACGTGAAGGGCCTTGGCGTCGATACGACCAAGGACATGGCCGATCAGCTCCTCGACACGGTCGATGCGCTGTCCAAGCACGAGTATCAGGTCGGCAGCCGCGAAGCCGGCATGCTCGGCATCTCGGAGGAGGACTACAAGCTCCTGACGCAGTACGCGGCGAAGGTGAAGGAGTACCGCGCCGAGTACGATGCCACGACCAAATCGCTGGGGGTCAACAGCAAGGAAGCCGCCGACGCCTCAATGGCGTTCCAGCGCACGCTAACGCGCCTGCAGGCCACTGTTTCCGCGCTCGGCGATAAGCTGATGGTCAGCCTTGCCCCAGCGTTGGAAGCCATCGTTAAGCGGTTTCAGGAGTGGATCTCGGCGAACCCCGAAAAAGTCGAGCATATCATGCGCGGCATCTCGGATGCTGTCGTCTGGCTCGCTGAAAAGCTCGGCGCCATGGTGACGTGGTTCGCCGGGAACGAAGGCGACGCGTTTATGAAGCGGTGGGACGCGTTCGCGGACCGCGTCAAAGCCATCGCAAGCGCTTTTGAGACCATCTTCGGAGTGCTCAAGAAGATCGCTGGGGTCACGCACCTTTCGACGATACTCGGCGCCTACGACAAGACCATAGGCGGCATTTTGGCCGGCCCCGCTGCCTTTGAACGGGCCAACGGTGGCGGCCCCGGCGTCGTCGTTGCGCCAGGCGGCCCTGCTGGGCCGGTAGTGGACAACCGCTCAATCTATCAGCGCTACGCGCCGACGATCTTGGGCGGCAAGCCGGATCCGAATGCCCCTGAGGGCGGGCGCCGAGGCGGTATCTTCCGTCGCGGTGAGCGGTCTGCTGAGGAGTTTGGTCGCCTTAACGCTCAGGAGCCGGAAGGGCCGGGCCGCTACCGCAAGCAGTACAAGGTGGGAGAAGCCGACCTCGACCAACGCGTCATCAACACGATCGCCGGTGAGGTCAGCACCAAGAACCCGGCCGGTGTCGACGCCGTCATCAATAACATGCTGAACCGGGTCGGCGCGAAGGGGTGGGGGCCGAGCGGCAACCTCCTAGAAGTCGCGCGCGCCCCAGGGCAGTATGCGGGCTATCGGAAGGCCGGCCCGAGCGAGAGCGAGTTCGTCCGCCAGCGGATCCAAGCCATCGCTTCGGGCGGCATCCCTGACAATACGAACGGCTCCAACTCCTACCGAGCTGAGAGCTACTATCGAGGAGAAGGCGCAGGCAAGACCTGGGCTCGCACCTCCGTCATGGGGCCGAACGTCGGCGGAAACCGGTACGGTTTCGTGCCGGGCGTGGCGAATGGGCCTTATGCTCCTTACGCCACACCGAAGGACGTGCCTCCCCCGAAGGTTGGGGCCTCAACCGGCGACGGAACTTCAAGCAATCCGACCGTGAATATCACTTCGCCGAAAATCGAAGTGAAGGGGGGCGACAATGGCTCTGGCGCCGCCCCCGAGATCCATCTCCCCGGCGTACCGCGCATGATGCAGATGCCGGGCTTCGACGCCAAGGACTACATGAAGCCGACACCGGAAGCGGCTCCTTCGGTCGTTAACAACGGCGGCACCAGCAAGTCGGTGAGCCAGACCATCCATAATCAGACGACGATCCACGGCGCGGAAAACCCGCGTCAGGCGGCGTCGATCATGGAGAGTGCCTTCGGCCGGATGCACAATCTGGCCTTGGCCAACGCCCAGTCTGCCACCGTGTAGGCACCCGGCGTCAGTCCTGGTTGAAGTAGACGCTGGACCGCGAGCAACCGTCTCGGTCGCACACATAGGCGCCAGTTTCGGTCTTCATCCAGCACGGCCTCTTGGGCGTCTGGTTCTGCTCAACGACAGCGACTTTGTCGGCCTGCCAGCGAGCCACGAAGTCGGCTGAACACTCAGCGGTCGGCTTTTCCCTCGCAAAAGCGGGGATGGCCGAAACGGTGATGATGACAGCGGCGAGAGCGTAGCGCATCGCGCCAAGATAGCGATGCGCGCGCGTCTGCCAAGAGGACGACGATGGCCGATCGCTCAATCGACATCCGCGAACGGTTCGAGGACCAGACCGAACTGCTGGAAACGGTGGTCGATGGCGTCCTGTCCCGGCTCCCCAAGGCTGGCCCTGTCACGCTGGCCGAGGACAGCAAGGACGGCCACACCGCCAAGCTGCAGCCGACGACAAAGGCGGTCATTCGCAAGCCGGACGGTACGACCGAGGAAGTGACCCTGCCGGTCATCCCTGACGTGCCGGTTCACTTCATGGGTGGCGGCGGGATCACCACCACGTTCGGTCTCAAGTCCGGCAACGAGGGGTTTAGTGTCCCGGCCGCTCTCGGCATTGATGGCTGGCATCAGCAGGGCGGCGTGCAGTCGGCGGGTGACACCCGGCAGCATGCGATGTGGGATGCCGTCTTCATCCCCGGCGTCCGCTCAGATCCGAACAAGCTCAAAGGTGTCTCGCCCGACAGCACCCAGACCCGCACCGACGACAAGCAGACCCTTCACGACGTGAGCCACACTGCGATCACGACGATCCGCGAGAGCGCTGCTCATCAAGTGAACGGCATGGCGATCCAGTCCGAGAAGGGCGGGTCTCAGCACGCCGTTGATGCCCAAGGCGTTCAGCAGCGCGGCGGCAAGTTCCTCTGGAACTGCTGATGGCCGGGGGGATCGCACTACCGCAGGCGCTGCAGCTCATCAGCGGCGTGCCCCTCATGAAGGTGGGTACGGCGTTCTTTGAAAAGCTGTCGATACCCAAACGGCTCGACGGCGGCGCTGGCCTTCAGGGGCTAATGCAGAAGGTGTTGCAGGACGGCAATCTGTCGTCGGTGATGCAGAACCCGATGGCTTCCCTCACGCAGGGTATCCAAGGGCAGTTGCCCGGCCTCGTTTCTCAGCTTCAGGGCATGGCTGGCGGCGGACCCGCCGGACTGATCTCGGCCCTCGCCGGTAGTTCCGGTCTCGGCAACGCCATGGGCGCGCTTCAGGCATCGGGCGACAACCTCGCCGGCCTGACCAATGGCGCGCAAGGGTTCTTCGCCATGCTTGGCCACGCCAACACAGCCGACATGGCTGGGTCTGGTCTGCCGGCCTCAGCGGCGATGAGCGCTGTCACGGCGCCGCTCACACAAGGCGGCTTCCTCGGCGGCATCACTCAGACGCTCCCACAGGTGGTGTCTCAGGTAGTGTCCGGCGCAATGGCTCCGGGCGATGCCACCAACTATGTCCTCGGTCAGATCGCGGTGGTTGGCAGCGTCACTGCCGGTTCTGCTGGCGCTCTCGCCTACGGGGCGCAGATGCACCCGCTAATCGCCACGGTGTCGAGCGTCGCTGGCGCACTGGCTATCCCGCCCACCTTCGATGCCGATGGATATCGCCAGGAAGGGGTCGCCAGCGGCTTCCAGGGGGTTCTGGCCTCCATCGTTCAGCCGGGGCCGTCCGCAGCCATAGCGGCCTCTTTGGCGGCTCAGATCGCCCATACCGTGCACGATGTGGTGGACACGGCCGCGATGACCTCGCTCGGGGACGATTGATGCGCGTGCGGAAAGTCGATGCGCAGGGCGACATGGTTTTCGGCGGTAATCAAGCCTCCATCTGGCGCGATGTGCCGGAAGCGGTCGGGCAGGTCGTCGAGAGCCGCATGAACCTCTGGCAGGGGCAATTCTGGCTCGATGCCTCCGAGGGCACGCCCTACGAGCAGGAAGTGCTCGGCCGACGCACCGAAGGCCTCCGCGACCCCGCCCTACAGGCCCGCATCCTCGACACCCCCGGCGTCGTCGAGATTGAGGCTTACAGCAGCGTGCTCGACCGCCAGACCCGAGCCTTGACCGTCGCGGCCACGATCCAGACCGTCTATTCGCGCTCCTACCTCGCGGGCGCTGGGGCGAACCTCGCCAACATCACCGTGAAGGTGGAGAATGGTCGCTAAATCAGGCCACTGCGTCAGGATATTTCGCCAGCAAGGCGGACAGGGTGTCTCTTTCTTTACGTCGTTCCTGATCTGCCTTTTCCCGTTCTAGCTTTTGGCGAAACTTCAATTCTTCCGGTGTTTCCGGTCTCGTGTAATACACGCTCATGCAAACCGCGCGTGCGGATGTTCTGTGCTTTTCCGGCACGGCCATCAGCGCATCATATGCGGCCTGCCAAGAATAGTCCGGCTCTGGCCACAGCTTCACCGATCTTAGATCGGGGCTACCCAAAACAACCTCGGCAACTTCAAGTGGCTTGGTCATTGCGATCTCGCGGGCGAGTAATTGAAAACAAATTATGGCGGATTGAGCATGAAAAACAATCTGCTTCATAGCGAGAACGGTCGCTAGCATGGGCTCCACCCCCGTCTGCCAGATCACGGCTGCTGGCTGCGTCCGCCCGACGTTCGCGGA